CGTCTCGGGATCGGCCAACTCGGCGCTGTTCTTTGCCATCCCTTTCAGCACTTCGACGCGGGCCATCGGCACGGCGGGCTCGTCGACCGGCGAGAACTCGTCGATTCGAGCCGCATCGATCCGCGTGACCGTTGGCGCGTCGTAGCCATCTGGGATATGGACATCCTCGGGAACGTCACCGACGGCCATCTCAGTCGATTCGAGAATCTCACCGCCGATGGAAAAGCCCGAAAAGACGTCATCTTCGAACAGTTGCCACAGCTCGTCGTCGTGGGCTTTGACGCCAGGAACCCAACTCCCAGCCGGGAACTCGGTGCCGCCGACCGTCGCCGCTTCATTGAGGATGCGGTTCTCGACGAGGCTTAGCTTGTCGCCACCGTCGACGGCGTGCATGATGTTCTGGCCCGCCTCGCCGCGTTGCAGCCGGCGCATGTAGTCCTCAGCAGCATCGCGGAGCGGTCCCGCTCGGATATAATCGCCTTGCGTGTCGACTCTGTCGGGGACCCACAGTCCGCCGAGGGCCACCTGTCGGGTTTCGTCTTTGGCCGTGTACTCGGCCGTCTTGTGGAATCGTGTCATGGTTATAGGAAAATCCGCTCGCCGGCCTCGATGGCCGCCAGTTGCTCTGCAGTGAGGTCGTCTTCGAACACTGCCGAAATTGAACATCGGCAGTTCGCGATCTGGCCGACTGCAGCCGTCGGATCGCCGGGGTGTTGGAGGAACGAGCCCCCGACCGCGAACGTGTTATCGACCGCGACGACCTGGCCGTCCGCTTCGCCGTGATCGTCCCGTTCGCGGCCATCGACTGCAGTCAGCCACTGTTCGGCGACGGCTGATGAGTCTTCGATTGCTGAGTGCTCGCCCGCGTTCGACGTCGCGACCGTCCCGGTTCGAGCCGCGCGTTCGGCGACATAGTCTTCGAGACGGCCCTCGAACAGTTCGTCGTTGAGCTGGTCGGCGATATCATCGATGCCGAGTCCCTCTTCGTGCGCGCCGCGAAGCCAGCGCGCCGAGTCTTCGGTGATCGTTTCTAGCGTTGACTCGGCGGCCACGCCAGCCCACTCGTCGATGATGTCGATCGTTCTCTGGGGCACGACATCGAACGCGATGTCGAGATTATGCCGGCGCGCGGCCAGTTGCCGACCGGCCTCGATGCCACGCTCGCCACCGTCTCGAAACAGGACGTCAAAGTCGGCGGTGTAAACGCCGGTTCGTTGTCCGATTTGCGAGCGGATCGACTGCAGTGACGACAGGTCGGCGTCGGTCGCGCCCGCAAGCCATGACTCAATGTCGTTCTCAACAGGCCCGAGGCGGTTTCGGTACTCGCTCAGAAAGGACTGAAACGCGCGCTCCTCCTCGGGCGAGAAGTCCGCCTTTGAGAACACACGCCGCTTCGTGTGGCGGCCAGGCGAGCAACAGCGACAGCCGACGGCCATCAGTCGTCAGCCACCGCGCCCGTCTGTATGCGCTTGGCCGCACGCGCCTGGTTGAGCGCTTCCTGTTGGGTCTCGTCGAGTGCCATGTCGAGCATGTCGCCCGGCGAACCGCCACCACCGACCTCCGACAGCAGCATCTCGCCGAGCGTGTCATCGCGGGGATCGATGCCGAACAGTCCGAGCGCCTGGTTGACCGTCAAGGCGTCGCCAACCACGTCGACTGTCTGGGCAGCAATCTCGGTCTGGCGCAGCTCGTCGTCAGCGCCTTTCGTCTTGAACGCGATCGTCCAGTCGTCGATGTTGAGCGCCTCTTGGTGGATCGTTCGGTAAATCCGCTCAGCCAGTCGCTCCTGGCGCGGCTCGATGACCTCTTTGACGAAGTCTCGAACCGCCTCCTCGATATTCGAGCGGTTCGAGTCGCCCATATTGCCGATGAGTTGTGGTGGCACTTCGTGGACTTTCGAGATATCGTGCTCATTCATCCGACGGAACTCGCCGAACGCCATGTCCTCGTCGCCCTGTTGCGAGAGTGTCTCGATTCGAATGTTTACGTTTGAGTCAGCGTCGATACCTGACACACCGCGGTCGGCCAACTCCTCGGCGTCGAGCACGGCAACACCCCGACCATCCTTCTTGCGAAGGTTTTCGACGAGTTCGCGGAGTTCGCTGCGTGCATCATCAGACAATGTGCCACCCTCGACAATAACGGCCATTTGGGGGATCGCATCGTATTCGAAAAAGTCGCGGTTGAACATCTTGGCAGCCCGATCGGCGGCCATCGTTTCCATCTCAGCAACCCAGTCGGGGATCCCGTACCAAAGCGATAGCGGCGATGGATTTGGGATGAACAGCAGATCGTTCGCTGGTGATCCGATGCCGTCAAGTGAGTCGCTGACGTCGCCCGTTTTCTTGTCGACGAACTTCTCGCCTGTCGCGCGGTCTGCTGCCTCGCCGTAGTAGACCGTCTGAGCGTCTCGCTCTTGTACGTACCCGTAACCGGCTGTGTTGTCCGACGAAGGGTCGTCGTTGCGTCGTTTGCGAACTGACTTGGAGGGGACGTGCGAGAGGCCCTGGAGTTGGTTGTCGTCGCCATACATCAATTCGATAGCGTCCCAGCCGATGCCGTAGTAGTCGCGTTCGGCCAGTTCGAACACTTCGGTCGGTGTTGCTTGTGACGTCCCGCTCGGCCCGATCTTCCATTTCGTCCCACGACCGAACCAGAACTCTTCGGCCCGTTCGAGCTCCTCTTCGCTTGGGTTATCAGCGCGTGGATGTGGGACGATCTCGAACCCAAAGCCGGCTACGCGTTGCGCCTTCTTACCGATGCAGATCGCGTGTGTGCCGTTAAATTCCTGCAGCGAGGCGAGCGCCGACGGTTCGTACGGCGGCTTAATGCCCCCACCGATCGTGTGCCCCGTCGCCCGTTCGCCGAGTTGCGTCGATTCGGCGGCCTGCTTGAGTACAGACTGTTTGGTCTCGTTTTTCCCGATGATGACGATGCCGTTATCCTCGCTCATTTCTGTAGTCCTCCGCGCTCGCAACTGCCGCAGACGCCGCGGGCTCGTTGCACGCTATTCGACAGTTCGGTTCCGCACGTCGAGCATGTCTTGCTGTTCTGTTTCATAGGATGCTGACCCCGCTGCTGTTCTCGTCTGAGCGCTCTTGCCGACGTTTGTAGGCTGCCAAGCGGTCGATCTGATCGGCCGCCAGCGCCAGTGCGTCGACGGTGTCGTCATGAAACCCCTCGGGGGCGTTGTATCGAACTGTGCCGCCTCGGGTGACGTCGTATTCAAATATCGATAGTTCGTGACGCAACTGGCCAATTTCTGGCGACGTGAGTTCGCCGTTTTCGATCCGCGTAATCAGGTTCTCGATGAGTTCGCGCTTTCGCTTTGGCGAGAACTTGACCGGCTCGATAGCCAGCCCAGCGTCGGCCAGGTCGGCGACGATCTTGTTATCACGGCTCGCGTCGAGCGTGACAATGCCGTCGTAGTCGGCGGCCGCAGCCTCGATATACCGCTGGATCTGGGGCCAACTGTCACCCTGTGAGCGGTGGAAGTGGACAAGACGCCCATCAGCGTCGAGCACGATCCCGACGAAGTAGTCTTGATGCCTCGCAAAGTCCCAGCCGTGAACGTACGGCCCATTGCCGTCGTATTCGTCAAGTTCGTAGTCGGCCGTGAACAGCCGTTCATCGAGATCGGTGAACACACCGCCCGATTCGTCAAGGAACTTTGCGAGGTATTCCTGCTCGAAAACACGCTCGGGGAGTTCCTCGCGGGCCGCGTCTATCTCGGAGTCGGGGACGTGTGGGTTGTCGTACGTCGCTGATTGCCAGGACTCGACGTCTGGGTAGTCGTCTGATGTGCCGCGTTCGAAGTATTCAAAAAACCAGTTGCGACCCTTCGGCGTCGAGATGGCTATCATGTCGCCGAGCGTGTCCGACAACGTCGGTCGGAGTTCTTTCTGCCACGCCCGATCGGCGATCATCGCCGCCTCGTCCAGGATCAGCAGGTCGATCCCCTCACCGCGGAGTGAGTCTTCCCGGTCGGCCGACCGAAACGAAATACGCGAGCCGTTGACGAGGTCGATTGCCTTTGGCTTCGTCTTTTTCGGATCTCCGTCGACGAGTGGCCTCGGGATGATGTCGGAAACGACTTCGAAGCCGATGTCGGCGATGTCGTAGGTCGGTGCGACCCACCAGACGAGCGCATCTGGCTCGCCAGCTCGTCGAAAGGCTTCATGGCCGCAGGCTTCCGTCTTCCCCCAACGGCGACCACAGCCAACGATACGAAACCGCGAGTCGGATTCAAGGACGTCCCGCTGTCCTTTGTGCGGTGTCCACTCAAGGTCGACCGTCGCACTCATTCGGTTCCAAAGTTGACGACGAAGCCCTCACCCTCGATGCGATGTGTGTTGTCTGCTTCCATCTCGACCTCCTGGCGCTCGGTCTTGACGAAGCCGTGTGCGCGTTCCATCAGGAACTGCAGGCTGCGCGCGACGTCTTTGTTTTCGTCGTCTTTTGCCTGTTCTGAGAGTTCGATTGCCGCGCGTGCGCGTGCCTTCCCGAACTCTCTGGCGAACTCGGGCTTTTCGTCTTTGTAAACTTGGAGTGTCGACCGCCCGATGCCCGCGTATTCGGCGATGATGTGTTCTGGAACGTCGAACTGAGCCGCTTCGAGGAGGTCGTCGCGGACGTCGTCGAATAGTTCGGGCTTGCCGCCACGCAGCTCGGGATCGGGATCGACGTCGAGTGTGTCGGCCGCTGTCCGTCGCCCGAAGCCTTCGACCTCGGCGATATCTTCCACCGATGCGGCCATGACGTCCTCGGCGGTCTCGTAGCCAGCCGCTCGAAGGTTCTCGGCCTTTCGCGGGCCGACGTTTCGTAGGTCTGTTAGCTCACTCATTGTCGCCTCCGTCGTCGTTGATCGCATCCGCCAGTGTACCGATGTCGTCAGCGTAGACCGCCAAGAACTCGACCACCTTCCAGCCACCGACGATCACGGCCACGGCAAGGAATGTCAGCAGCGGATCTGCACCCTGCGATATCGCATAAAAACCGAGGAATACAGCAGCCAACTCTGCGAGTGACTCGATGAGTTTGTAAAGTCCGATTGTCATCTTGAGTCTCCGCTGAAGTGTCCGTTCGAGGTCGCGATTGTAGGCTGCGATGTTTCCCATCGCATACTGGGATGTTGTCTTTTTATCCATGGCATATCTCACTCACTGGCTCGTCGCTACCGCAGNNGCAAGAGGGGCCGTCATGGACGTGATATAGTTTTCCGCAGGCACCACAGGTCTCGAATGTTTGCGATTCGAAGGTGTGGGGGTCGGTTACGGCCATGCTCATCGGTGCTCCGTGATGCTCACTGTGTCGGCTCGTGCCGATGCGCGTCGTGCTGATCGTTGCTCGTCGTGTCGCATCCGTGCGGCAGTCGCCGTGTGTTGGCGAAGCGTCTGCCGACGGGCGCGATCTTGGGTCATCCATCGCGAGCGCTCGACGTCCGTCATCGAGGCCCACTCGGCTGGGAGGTTGTAGTCGTGTCTCATGATCGTTCGTAGTGCCGTGTGTCGATCGGGAACGACGTCGTCAGGCCGTCATCACTGACGCCATGGGCCGTCGCCACGCCCTGGTAGTCCGACGGCGTCTTGCCCCCGAGTGTCTCGACGAACTCTCCCGCGGGCTTCGGCGAGCTCGTCACGAAGATCGGCGGCCCACCCCACGGGATCCGACCGCTGATGTGGTAATGGCCCATGTAGGCGATGTCGAACTCATGGTCTTGAAGCGTCGCTCGCCACTGGTTCTGTCGCGCCGACGTCTCAGCCTGTGGTTTGCGATACTGGCCGTGTCGAAGATGGCCTTTGATGTCGCCACCGCGCATCTCGAAGTTGCGATATGGCTTCGCTTGCCCGATCACAAACTCGACGTTGTCGAACTCCGAACTGCCGTATTTTTGAATCTGCGAAATCGTGTTGCGGATCGTCTTGTATAAAATCAGGTCAGCGTTGGCCTGTTTGCTTGTCCCGCTCGCGCGATGGTTGCCGTGGTTCCCCACCTGACAGACCACCTGGACGCGGGGGAAGCGCTCAGCAAACGCCTTGAGTTGCCTGACGAGCGGATCAACTAAGACGTCGTGCTGCTCGTCAAGCCAGGCGTCGAGGTTTTCGAACTGGCCTTCGTAGATCCCCTCGTTCGTGATGAAATCGCCGCCCCAGAGTACGTGCGCCGTATCGTACTCCGAGTTGTGTTTGTCTGCGAGTGCGAGTGACTGCCGCGTGATGTAATCGATGACTCGCGGTATTTCGTCGGTCTCGTAGACCACACGGCCGTCGTCACGCCGGACGATGTCGCCCGCGTGCAAGTCGGTCATGTGCGTGACCCAGTCCTCGCTTCCGTCAGCATCAAAGCCGCGGGCGCGTGGGGCGTCGAGCCGCTGGAACTCATGTAAGAGTTCGTCATGTCGGCGCTGCCACCACCGATTTGCCGCCCGTGTCGTCTGCGTCTTGTGTTCCGATGAGCGGAGGGTATCGTGATCGAGCGCCAGGTAATTACCCTCGCCGTCGTCTTCGAGCGGCCAGCCCTTCTCGTCGATTGCCGATATATGTGCATCGACGACTGGTTCGGCGACGTCTAAGTCAGCCGCCAGTGCAGCTCTCGATTTGGGAAGCGAGCGGTAGATGTACTCCTCACGCTCGGTCAGTTGCTCCCGTTCGGGATCGTCGCCTTCGCCGTCGAGCGTGTTGATCCACTCGCCGTCGACCTTCTCGATATTGATCTGCTCGTACTGCTCGGTGAGCCGATCCTTCATTTCGCCAGTGGACGTCTCCGACGCACCGACGGCGTCAGCCCATGCTTGATAGCTTGGCTGTGGGAGTGCGTCAAGATACTCCTGCTGGCGGGCGGTGAGTCCGTGACTACTCATTTGAGTGATCGCGGAGTCCGAAGTACTCAGGGTCGGTCAGAATGCGATCCATCATGATACACGCGTCGACGAAGCCCGAGCGATAGCGCTCGTCATCGTCCATGTTCTCTAAAAAGTCGAGTGCCGTCTCGCGGGCCTCCTCGACGTCGTCGGCATCGAGCGTGATGTCGTCGGCTGTGTCGGGATCGCGGACGCGGTGGTCTTGGACGCTCATAGGCTCACCGCCTGGCGCTTGGTGCCCTGCCCCATCGCGCCGACGACGATCGCGTGCTCGGTTGCGTAGCCGAGACACTCGTCGACAGGTCTATGTTCGTCATAATTCGCCAGGGCTGCCGTCGCGAACGCGTGCCGATCGATGCTCACA